GTAAAGGAATTTTACCTTAGGTGCAAGACGAAATGCATTGTCAACATATAAACGCTGAGCATGTTGGAAGTCGCCTACTATTCCTTTTGGATTAGTAACTCCACCGAAAAAATTATCTAAGAATCCGTTTAACTTGTTTGCCATATATATATTTATCCATAAGCAAAACCACGCAGATAATAAAAAAGGAGACCAAAGCCTCCTTTTTCGTTTGACAATCTACTTTTTAAGTTTACTGTGCGCCGCCGCCGCCAGTTACTAGAGTGTTAACTGTACGACCAACTGCTGTACCAATACCAGTACCTTGTGGTGTTTGGATAGCATTATCGTATCTAATTGATAGTGCGATAGTTGCCGGGTCATTGGTAGCATATGCCATTGTATTATAATTTGCATTAGTTAAGAAGCAACCATAGCACTCCCAAGTTTCTAATACACCAACTTCGTTTGCACCGTTACCACCGTCAAGCATTTCAATACGAGTTAAGAACTTGTAATCAATTCCTGATGCTGCACTTGACTGTTCAAAGAAGTCAAATTGCTTCTGAAGTTGCTCGCCAACTTGCTTAGTAACGTTGTTGCTTACATCGTCTCTTACGTTAAGAGTAATTGGTTCCCAAGTGTGCTTACCTGCTAGGTAACTTCTTGAGTTGTAAACATCTAAAGTAATTTCTTCAAAAGTTAAGTTAGGACGAGTTACGTCTACTACTTGTTTTGTTAGTTCTGTTGTGTTACCACTTACGCCAAAGTTTTCTAGTGTCACTCTAAAGCGATACTGTAACTTAGGCATTAACAAGCCTTGGTTACTTGCACTAGAATCACTAGCTAGTGGTACTGTAATTTTTGATAATGTTGAGATTGCCATTTATATTTTCTCCTGTTGCTAGTATTTATCAAAGTAAGGACCCCTTTTTTCAGGGGCCCTTGCCCTCATTTAAAGTCCTGCAATTTCTCCTGTATTCTTAAGTCTTAGTGGAATGTAAATAAATTCTACTGCTTTAACTGGTTCAATTGCAATGTCTAAGTATAGCTCATTACGATCTATTCTTCCTGGAGTATTGTTTGATTCATCACAAACAACTAAGAAGTCATAAAGTGCTCTTTGTCCTACTAGCTCTAAACATAAGCTCTCTGCTGCTGCTTTGATTTGATCTCTAGTAATCTTATCATTTGGTTCAAACAAGTAAGGTTTTGCTAGTTTGTTTAGCTGGCTTCTTAAGTAAACAACTAAACGTGCTACGTTTACTCTATCAAGTGAGCTTGCATTTCTTGCACGAGTTTTTTGTCCAAATACAACAAGGCCTGCGCCTGCTAGTGTTGTAATTGGGTTAACTGCGTTTGAATACAATGTATCGCGTTGACCTTCGTTAAGTGCAACACTTACAAATTCTCCCTCGTCACTAATATAACCTGTTGCAGTTGCATTAGTTACGCCGCCGCGTCTTGTACCTGCTGGTGCAAACCATGGATAAGAAACTTGATCACTTAGTGCAATAGTGCGAAGTGCCATATGACTTGGTGGAACAACAATGTTGTTACCTACATTGTCACTTGTAAATCCTGCTGGATAATAAACACCCATGTACTCATCTCTGCTAACTAAGCCGTCATCGTTATCTTCAACTGCTAAACGAACGTTAGTACCCCACTCATTAAGTGAAGTTGCATCTGGCTTCAATCTCATTGGACTGTCGCCTACAATAAATGCACTTAAACCTCTGTCATAGTTTAGACTTACCATTTCTCCAATTAGTTCTGGATAACCTGGTGTTGCCATTACATTGAATAGTCTAGTTTCGTCATCTCTTAATTCGTCAACTCCGCTAACCATTGCTTGTAGTCCAGTAATAACAATTTGACGCTGTGCTTTACGGCCAAAACTACCTGATCCATCTGCTTGGTTAGCTGATGCTGTTACCCAACGGTGTGGATAGTAATTTGCTTGGCTTTCACCGCTAACTGCATTATCTGCGTTAATGTCAACATAATTACGTACAAAACGCTTAACATTAAATCCACTTCTACGTAGGTTCCATAACAACATACCTCTTGGATATAGTGCTGCTTGTGGAGCATCGCCGTCTACATAATCTGAACTTAGCAAGTCTACAATATCACCTGCTGTTCCACTGTTTGCGCCTGCTGTGTTGTAACGTGCATCTGCAAATAGTACACCGTTTTCTGTAGTTTGATCTGAACTATCTAGTAATACCCACTTTAGAGTAACACCATTCCAGCGATAAATTAGCGGATAGTTTTCAATATCAGCAGTACTTACCCAAAGGTCGCCTTCGACTAATGGCGAACCGTCGCTTTGCTTTTCTGGTTGTGTTGCACTAACCATTGGACCCATTGGATCTGACTCAGGATATGCTAGACGATAACCTCTCCAGCTATCACCGTCATGTACCATAATGTCAACTTCGTCAACAACTGAGTTATACCATAGTTGGCCGTCTGCTGCTAGACTTGATGGTGCATCATCGCTTGCTGTTAGTGTTGCTTTTTTCCAGTTACTTGCTGTTAATGTAAGCGGGTCATCTGAACCCGAAGTTCCTACTTTAACATAAAGGTTTGCTGTTCCTGAACCGTCTGCATAATCGTATGCTGTAAAGCCTGCGCCTGATAGTGCTGCTGAAGTATCAACAAATTCCATTTCGCCGCCAGCGGTATGTTCAATAACAACTCTATCACCAACTACACTTGCAACAACATAGTTTAGTCCTGCTGAGTTGATAGCACCTGCCATAACGTCAGCATCATCTGAGTTTCCTGCTGCTGCAAATGAAACTGTTACAGGATCACCAACACCTTGTACGCCTGGTGCAGATTCTGCAATAGTAAATGATTCATTACCAGGAGTAAATGTTGCTCCAATTACGCCGCCTTCGATTCTTGTAGTTCCTGTGCCTACTCTTTCGTATACAGTAAATGCTGCTCTTGCTGGTGATGTGCCTTGTGCATTTGATAGTACATAAGAATCACCTGCTGCAAGACCAAGGCCGCCACTTGAGCGATCTAAATCAAATAATGCGCCTGCTGCCGATGCATAAATTGGTAATTCAATAGCACCAAAAAGTTCTGTTTCTGAATTCCAACGCTTATATCTCCAACGAGCACCTTGATTTGGTTCTGTAGTCTTAACCCAAACAGATCCTGTTGGACGTGGGCTTGTGTCGTTCATTTTAAATTCTGGAACGCTTGTATGTGGGCTAACTTGTAGTGCAGGACAAAGTTTTGTCTGTACTGAAAGTCCTAGTAAAGGAAGTAAGTCACCACCTACGCCTGCGCCAGCTGCTAATGAAATAGTTGAGTCTGCTGAACCATCATTGAAAATGTGAACTTTGCCGTCAATTTTTTCTAATCTTACGCCTGTGTTTGCATTAGCTAGTTGAATGTTTGCTGCTGAAATAGTTGCGTCTAATGTTGCATCTTCTGCAATGCTGTAATCAGCTGCTCCAACTGATAACGTAAATGTAGCCGAACCGCCTACAAAACTTGCTTCGTTTGCTGATGAATCAGCAACTATTGTTGGATGACTATCAACCCAATCATTGCTTCCTACTTCTACCCATTCGCCTAAATAATTCTTATAGAAAACTTTAATTACGTTTGTTGTTGCTTTAATAGCATATTCGCCTTTTTGTCCAACTGATGTTTTTGGAGATCCGTTTGGTGCAATTTTTGTAGTATCAGTAATAACAATAGGTGTCTTAACTTGGAATGTTTGCCCGTCTGTTTGTGCTGCTGATGCACCATTCCATTCAAATATGCCCCATGCTGTATTTTGTGTATCAAGCCAGTTAGTTCCGCCTGCTGGATTTGCACTTGGTGCATCTGCTGTAGGCTGTAGTTGACCTAAGTCAACATCTGCTCTTGTAACATATACTGCATTGCTTACGCCTAAAAGTGAATATGCTGCTTGTAAGCCGTACTCGTTTAGTTCTCCGCCGTGTATTGGGTTATTGTTTGCATCAGTATAAAAAATTGGATCGCCGAATTTTTCTGCAAGATCTCTTTGCGATGTTAGTAATACTGGTTTTTCAGCATTAGCTTTTGTTGTTGCTTCTGCTGTTGCTGTTCCGCTACCGTTTGCTTTATTTTCTGCGGTAGCAACGAATATCATTGGTACAGTTCCTGGTTCTGCCGGAGTGTAAAAACTCTCGTCAATTACCTTGACCTCTACGCCTGGTGATGTTAATGCCATTTTTGATCTCCTATCGAATGAGCTGTATATTACTATTATTTAGCAGATAATATAAAAATCACCCTATTAAATCACCAATAAAAGGGGCCGAAAAGGGCAGCTAAATAAATGTATGCGACCTTTATGTAAAAATTGTAAGAAAAAACCAGCTGCTATAAACTATTACAAAGGTAATAAAGTATTTTATAGATCAAAGTGCGAAAGTTGTGCTAGGTATAATGGCACCGGTAAAGGCATTCCTCGATGGGCTCGTCACGGATATGAGAAAAAGAGTCAGTGTGAAAAATGTGGTTTTGAAAGTAAACACAGTGAGCAGTTTGATGTATATCATATAGATGGAGATCTAACAAATTGCAGACCTACTAATTTAAAAACTATTTGTGCTAACTGCCAGAGACTAATTCAAAAGGACGGGGTCCGTTGGAAACAAGGTGACCTAATCCCCGATTTCTAAAAATAGTACGAATAAGCG